TTTATATCTTATAGTGGTTTCAGCACCATATACTATAGGTGCAAGAAGTATGCCAACTAAAAATATTAATATCCAATATCTCATCTTCTTTCCCAGTTATAAAAATGTGTTATTCCATATCTACCATAACCAAAAGGAATTTCATTTTTTGATTTTACTTTTGTTACCTCATGTTCTAAATAACTAGGAAACAATAGCATTCGATTTGATATACATTCAACTGTCGCATCTATTGGTACAATTCTAGTATTGCCACCAAAAAATTGTTTTGGTTGTTTATATATCCAAATCAAACAAGTAAATTGAGCTGTATCATGATGAGGTTTATAGTATTTATCTTTATCATAATATCCAATAAAAGTGCTGTCAGTATTAGTATTAGCAAAATTACTATAATGCAAAGGCATAGTTTCTTTTACAATATCATGAAATTCTTTACTTCTTTGTTTATACATAAATTTTAATATGGGTGATATTTTTGCACCAGCTTGAGTGTAGTAATCCCATATATGAATTCGAAATGCATTTGATTTTGCTTTGCCATCTTCACCTCTAGCAACATTTCTATTAGTATCGTCATCAGCTTTTTCCAAATCTTCTTCTTGCATACAGTTGTACAAATCTATTTCTTTCCAAACTCTTTGCAATTCATCTTCTGTATACCAATTATCAATCACTAAATATGGAGCTTCTTTTTTTTGATTGCAGATTTTAATATCCCAATCTTGTTTTACTTTTTCAATTATTAAATTCAACCTAATGTCCCATCATCTCTACCACCCATAGTAAATAATCTTTTATGTGGGTATATTCTATTGTTAATTTTTACCATGACTTTATCATCTCTAAAAAATCCAGCCTGTATGCTCCATACATAATCATCACATTTAATTCTATGAAATGTATTTTTCTTAACATAATTAAACCACTTTCTTTTTTTTACAATAATTTTGCCATTGTCATTTATTTCTTCTGTGTAATTACCTTTAAATATAAATGACACAAAATTAGTTTCATGACTATGGTAAATAACTCTTGCATCTGATTTAGTGTTTGCAAATTGTTTATCGTGATCTATAGGGTGTATTTTTGATACCAATACTGTTAATGGTTTACTCCAAAACCCCCATCTGGATATTGCTCTAACACCATTGTTTGCAACAACATGACTTGCACCAAAACCAATATTACAAATCTTTAAGAAGGACTGTATCATAGCCACCTGAACCATCTGATTTAGGAACTTTTACATATTCTTTTATATTTTCTTTGCTTTGAGATTGAGCTATACGATTCCCATGATTATCCGTATTTGGAACAACAATTTCTGTATCAGCTAAATTTGTAAGTTCATCTGCATAATCACAGGTATATTCTACATATTGATTATTGTCATCTCCCCAAACTTGATATCTTTCTAAATGGGAAGCTAAAGTTAATTCTGTTAGTTGTTTACTAGAATTAAATTGAAATTTAACACAATCATCTCTTTCAAGTTTTTTTGTTGCTGATATTGGTTTTGCTAAACCAGATGTCAAACTATCTGCCCAAGAGTAAATATCTGCAACTTCTCCAGATACATATATTGCTTGTGTATTTTGTAACTCAAAATCTGCATTACACATATCAGTAATATATTCAACAGTAAGGTTAGACGGCACGCTAACGACTGGCATAGCTTGTCCTTTTTTATATACTATTTCTATAGTTTTGGTTGCAGTATCTAAATCATAAAAATATTTAATAAAATCTTTTTCTATTAATAAAGAGTTTTGAATTTTACTGCTGTCTTTCCAATCTTGTTCACAGCTACAATTATGAATGGTATATTTATTGCCACCCATTTTTACACCCCAAACATTTAAAGGGTGAGGAAAAGTTTCATTAGGAAATACTTTTAATATTTCATTTTTTACTTTAATTGTTTCTGCATCTTCGCTACCAGCCCAATAAGTTCTATGTACTACTGTTTTATTTTGAATCCATGCTCTATATAAAATCACGATACTGCTCCTTGAACATTAGTATTACCATCTTCCCATGTTAATGTATTGCCACCTAAATTAATAGCTTTACCAGCTGCTCCACCTGCTCCACCAGCTCCTTGTAAAATTACTAAGCCAGTATTATTTCTTCCAGAACCAGTAGCTCCAGTTTGACCAGCTGCACCATAACCACCACCTGTACCACCAGTTCCACCAGTAGCTTGATTGCCAGTATCTCCACCAGCTGCACCAGTACCACCTGTACCACCTGATGTCATTCCTGCTTGACCAGCTTGTCCATGATAAGATGAACCTGTTTGGTCTTGACCACCAGCTCCAGCAGCTCCACCATTTTGACCAGCTCCACCACCGCCGCCACCACCAGCGACATATTGAAAGTTAGCACCTTTACTTGTACCTTCATCAGCAGAAGCAGTACCACCACCGCCTCCACCACCTCCAGCACCACGAATAAATCCACCGTTGTTTTGGATAGTTGTATCAAAACCTAAATTAATTGCCGAACCACCACCTGAACCAGCAGAACCAGGCCATTGAGCTTGTCCACCCTGGTTTTGACCACCAGCTCCACCAGCACCACCACAGCCTATAACTTGACTATTGTTAATAATTTTTATAGTGTCTCCAGCTGCCCATTGGTTGCCTGTATCTAGTGCATATTGACCACTAGATGCTGAACCAACTATAGCATTAATAGTAAGAGTTATATTTGAAACACCAGCAGCATAAGTACCACCTCTATTTGCATAAATATTATAATTTTGTACGGTTGAGGAAATAGTTAAAGCAATATCTACAACATTAGATGTTCCACGAAATTTACTAATAGCTATAACTCCAGAACTTGGTACAGCTCCATTATCTCCTGATATACCAGATGGCACATTAGAACCACCTGCATAATATTCACTTAATGAAATAGGATTAGATCCACCATATTCAGTTTGAATATCACTAAAACTTAATGCACCTGATGATCCTATTGCCATTAGATTGTACCAAAGGCTGTTACATCACCTACTACTGTTAGATTTCCAGAAGCATCTAGCTTCATTTTATTTGTACCACCAGTAGCAAATTTTAAAACTCCACTATCTTCTGTTATTGTCCAGTTTGTAAATTTCACACTAACTGCACCAACAACAACATCTCCTGTACCTTTTGGCACAAGTTTAATATCAATATTAGTATCATCTCCTGTTGCTTGTAATTCAGGAGCATTACCTGTAGCAGCATTCTTAACAGTAAATTCATTTACAGCTGATGCTGTTTCTGAAAATTTAATGAGTTCTAAAGTACCATCACCTAACGCATTACCATTAACATCTAACATACCACCTAGTTGTGGGGTAGTATCTTCGACTACATTTTCTAATTCATTACCTGTTGCTTGGGTAACACTTGCAAAAGATAATTGAGCTGAACCATCAGTTTTTAAAAATTGTCCATTACTACCATCAGCTTGTGGGTGTTTTAATCCATCAATGATTACATCACCTGTGCCATTTGGTGTAATACTAATATTGCCATCACTTGTAGATACAATAGAGTTACCATTAACATCTAAGTTACCACCTAATTGTGGTGAACTATCATCAGCAACACTACCAATACCTGTAACATTAACACTTACCCAAGCACTTCCATTATAAAATTTAAGAGCATTACTTGTGGTATTGTAAAATAAATCTCCTTCATCTAATGAATCTGTAGGATCACTTGAACCTACACGATAACGAGCAGCAAAATCATTTACTGAACCCATGTTGTTAGCTACTTCGTTTACATTAGCGATACTTCCAGCAACTGTATTTATATTAGTAACTGCTCCTGCTACTGTTGTTACATTAGAACTAATACCAGCAACAGCCGAAACATCAGAAGATATTCCAGCAACTGTTGTTACATTTGCCTGGATTCCTGCTACTGTTGTAACATTGGCTTGAATACCAGCGACTGTAGTAACATTACCAGATATACCTGCAACTGTAGTTATATTTGCTGCAATTCCTGCAACTGTATTTATATTACTAGAGTTACTAGCAACACTAGTTACATTAGAAGATATACCTGCAACTGTAGAAATATCAGTAGCTATTCCAGCAACTGTAGTTACATCTACTGCTGCAATCGTAGTTTCTAAATTACCGTCAGAATCAAATGTTGCAACCTTACTTGCTCTTGTTGCCTTAGCTGGTAAAGTAACTGTAGCAGCTATAGTGTCAGTATCTAATAACTTAACGCTTCTTTGACTTTGTTGGTCGAGATCAGCAATCATAGCTAAAATTTGATCTAACTGTGAGTTTAAATCAGTTACATTAAAAGTAGCATTAGGGACAAAATCTGTTGATCTTTCGATAACTA